GTCGGTAGGGCGGCGAAGCATTTGCAGGGCGTCATTGGCGTACCTGCGGATGGCGTTATAGGGGCGATCACGCTTTCAGCCATAAGATCACCGGTCAATACGATTAACGCGCTGTGTGACCGTCGCATAAGCTTCCTGCGTAATTTGGATACATTCTTGCGTTTCGGTCGTGGCTGGACGCGCCGCGTTGCTGAGGTCCGCAAACACGCCTTGGATATGGCAGAATGAAACTGCCGCCGATCTTGACCCCAGATGGTCGCAGGGCTTGGGCTTTCCTTGCCCTGCTTGGTGGCAGCATCGTTATGACGGTGTTTGCGGCGGTTGGCGTCTATATTGTACGCAAAGATAGCGGACTTTCTTTCTGGCTGGCTATGGCGGCTCATGTGCAGATCATTGTCGGCATGACCGGCTTCGGTGCGCTTCTGTACAAACGCACGATCAAGGCTGGTCGTGATGGCGTAGAGATTAGCGATCAAGGGGATAGTGATGTTTAACCCATTCAGTGCGCTAACGTCCAAGGTCTATGGCGCTTTGGCTATCCTCTTTTTAGGACTAGCTCTAATCCAAACCGCACGCATCGAAGGCTTTCTCTTTTGGGATGGGCTTTACGAACAACTTGGTGACGCACGGGATAAGGTAAAGGAATATGAAGCCGCGATAGCCGCTGCGACAAAGCTGGCTCAAGAGGAAAAGTCACGCATTGAGGCGGAGAATGAAAGGAAGGCAAAAGATGCTGCGGAACTGGAAAAGAAACTGCGCGCTGATTATGACAGCCGCCTTGCTCGCTGGCTGCAAAACAATCGACGTGCAGCCAACAACACCAATCTGCCCGAAACCAGCAAAGCCTCCGAAGGAACTGCTGGAGCCGGTTCCGCTGCCGTCATTCCTGAAGACTTTGCCCTAGTCCCAATTGCGGATCTAGAACTGAGCGCGCAGGCTTTTGCTAAATTGGAGGCGCTCCAGGCTTGGGCGCGGGAGGTGTCAAGTGCTGATTAAAATCATCAAGAACGATAGGCACTTTGCCCAGAACGGGCCGACTGGAATTAAGATCCACACCGGCACACGATACTTTGCCGCCGTGCTGCTTCAGGAATGGTACGAGTTCACCAAATATCTATTCTGGTTCTGGGGCGTCCCTGTGGCGCTCTGGGCTGCTGCATGGGGCGGATATGCCCTTGGGCTTGATGATGCGCTGTGCGGCGCTCTGGCAGCGTCTGGCGTGGCATTCATGCTGGCTGTTACGCTTCGCCTGATTCCATTTAACTTGGATGATCGGGAATTGACCGGCCAGGCTATCGAGATTGCCGCGATCAAGCTGTTTTACAAACGCGAAAACATGGCGTCCGAATATCGGATGCAGGCGCGATCAATGATCCGTTCGGATAGCCCTTATGTCGCCAAAGGATATTGGTCTGACATAGATCCGATTGATCCTAATCTGTACACAAACGAAGATGCAAGGATCGGGACATATCACCCCAGCATTGAGCGCATGGTTTCGCGGTTAAAGCTACGCCAGCCATTTGCTGAACGCTATGTCAAAGCCCATTGGACACGACTAGTTAAATGGCAGCCGCTGGGCGAAGGTGATCGAGGGTATTAATTACTCCTCAATCACTTCCTCACGATTAGCCAGCACTTCCCGCTCCGCTTGTGTCAACCAGTCTTTGACATAGGTTCCACGATCAAAAGCTCCATTGAGGACAGCACGTTCCACGACAAGGCCAGGGCGTCTGTTCTCAATAGCCAGTTCACGGGCGCGTATGATTATGCGGTCTGTCATTTCGGTGGAGGCCCTTCTTTACCGTTATGATGCCAAGCAGCCAACTTCTTGTTTTTAAAGACGTTTACATTTCGGATCAACGGAGAGCCAATCTGGCCATTTAATATAGTAATTGATCCTATCACCTCGATGTTCGCAGCGAACGAGCGATCCCCGACCAGATGGTATGCGGCGCGCAGCCGCAGCCTCCAGATTGCAGCTTTGGTAACGTAAGCCAGTCGCCGCCAGACAATATCATAATAGTTATAGCGCAGGATCATTCCCAAACCCTTCCTCGTAAAGTTCAATAGCGCGAATGGCGCTTCGCATGAGATCCAAGTGATCCAGTTTACCTTTTCGGTATTCCTCCGCAATAGTTGTATACGTCTCAGCCGAAGCCTCACGCGCACAAAGCAGCTTACGATCCGCTGGTGGTTTCTCATGCTTTGCTATCATGTCGCAGAGAGCGCGGTAGGTGAGAGCGTAACGATATGTGTCTCGCAGAACTTCAACGCTTTCGCCCCCTAGCTCTGCCTGCCTCGCAGCTTCGAGCAGAACCCAGTCGGGTGGTGTTTCTGTGGTCCTAGTCTGATTATAATAATCGACCAGTTTTTCAGCGGCCTGTTTTTCTGTGGTCATGGTTGCTTTTCCAGTGCTTCAAAGGCTTTGGCTACAATGTGGTCATCCTCACAGCAGTCTGCCGTGTATGCGATGAAATGTCGCAACCGCTCGTTCTCGTTGGTGAGTTCTCCGACCTTAGCGAGATGGCGAAAATAGCTTTCAGCTTCACGGTCAAGGACGGTTTTAAGTTCGGCGGTGAGGGCTTCGATGCGGTCGGCTGCTTGTATCAACTCAACAACCTGCTTGCCGCCGCTCATGCCATCCGACCATTCTCGAAGCAGTTTTATCAGTTCTTCATCAGTCATGGTTGCTTCTCCAGTGCTGCTTGGCGAATCACGTTTCATCATTGGGAACGGTGCGGACGGTCGGAGGATTGCGAACACTGCTAACATCGCTGCAAAGAACTTCAGCAATAGTTTCCATATTGCTTTCTGGAATTATCGCAGTTTTCGTCCCAATCTTTCGCTCTGTTTCCTGCGTGCCATCTCGAAAATAAAAGGTCGTTTGGATGGAATAATAGGTGCGCGCCACGCAATTGACGGAATACAGCGTTCTAGAGCCTGACACGGTTTTATAATCGTCGCCATTATCCATCTTCACCCATACCGGCGCGTTGGTGTGGTATGATCGGCCTTTCAACAGATCGGCGCTTAGGGCGTAAATATCCGTCCCCTTGTCGGTTGTTGAAATATACGTCCAGGTGTCGGACAGTGTTTGCGAATATGCTGCTGATGGCCACAGAAGGGCGCATGCAGTTAACATGGTTGTAAACTTACGCATTGCATTTCCTCTCATGCTGCTATGTCTATGATACCGCGCGCCTCACATGCGCGGCGTAAATTGTGCGGCTGGAAACCCCAGACACGTCCTGCAATGTCAAATTGACGGCAGAGACTGCGAATATCCTCATCAAGCTGGCGCTTGCGTGCAGTGACGCGATCAAGCTCTTCAAACGCCACTGCGGCCTTTTGGAGAATTTCAAGCTCTTGAGTCTGATCAACCATTGTTTTTCTCCTGCACGGCTCGTTCAAGCATGATGTGGATCTGGGCGCTCAGTGAACGCATGTCCGCCTTCGCCATCTCGGTAATTTTAGCGCGAAGATCGCTGGACATTCTGACGGTGACATATTCTTTTTTCATGATTGATCCTTAAAAATTCCAAGGCGTAGCGCCCAATGATTGCGCGACTTTACGGGCTTCGCGTTTGCCCAAAACTTCATAGCTTTCGAGATATGTGCGCTGACCATTGACGATCCGCGTAATGTCGAGCGTATCCGCACCAGATTTGCGGCCTTTGGTGAATTCAGCAGCAAGCATTATTCGCCTCCCTTGAAAAGTTCGTCATAGGCGACGGGCAGCATGATCATGATGATGGCTAGTAAGATAAAGGCTTCAAATGGCATTAGTTATGCTCCTCTTCTTTCTGAACCGCGCAGTGCAGCATAAAAAGCGCCTGGGCAGAAAATGTTCGATGCTCTCTGGTGGCAATCTTGGCGATGCGATCGCGCAGTTCAGATTCAATGCGGATCGTGCTGCAATATGCGTTGCCAACGCGTGATTCATCTTGCCGAATCAATTTATTATATTTTGGACATTCATTTTTAATGGCATTTAATTCAGCCTTCATAGCTGAAATTCTGTCATCGAAGCATTCTTCGTCTATGCGGGAAACTTCATGCCACCAGTTTTTTGAACTTTTATGATTTGAAATCCGATGCTTAAGATCTTTGGTTACCCCAATATAAAGCAACTCGTTTTCCTTTGAAAAAACTCGATAGACTACGTTCATTTTTCGTCTCCCAAGCCTTTTTCAATAAAAATGCGAGTTTGTTCAGCAATCGACCTTCTGTTTTTTGCTGCACGGATTTTCAATTTTTCAAACAAATTACCGGCAAGCCTAATTGCAAATCTATGATCTTGTCTCATGTCATTCCCTTGTGTGCTTCTAGGCATACAATGACATACAATTAGAAAGATGCAACAACTTTTTTTCTAGTTATGGAAAATCGCTTGGATTTTCAGTTTGCCGCGCCTGCATCCATATTATTTTACATTTAGGTCAATCGCGGACAGAATTGCGTTTCCGATAAGTTCTGGAATATGCGGGACTACGGCGTTTCCGAGGGCTGAAGTTCTGTCCATCCGATTGGGAATCCCATCACTTCCTCTGCAAAGTCCGGATGCAGATAGATCGGATCTTCTGGCCCATTCCGAAGCCCTTCCGACATTTTCGCTCCACGAAATTCTGTAGAGCCTCGAAAACGCTTCTTGCCAGCGCCCTTCGGTTCGTTCTTCCCTAGGGTAGGCAATAATCCACACCCTGTCGCGAGTGTGAGGCAAGCCAACGTGTGAAGCTGGTATGCAGTGCCATTCCGCATCATACCCGACCGAGGCCAGCGTCCCAAGAACGGCATCCATTCCTCTACAAAGCAACGCTCCGACGTTTTCCAGGATGACGATTGAAGGTCGTAATTCGCCAATAAGACGGGCGACTTCAAAGAATAATCCACTTCGTTCGCCGGCCAGCCCCAGACCTTTTCCTGCAACGCTAATGTCTTGGCACGGGAATCCGCCTGTAATAACGTCAACGGCAATTCCATCGGCAGCAAGTCGCTCTGCGGTAAGTTCGCGCACGTCTCGGTAGCATGGGACGCTGGGCCAATGCTTTGCAAGCACTCGCCTGGGGAAGTCTTCAATTTCACAGAAGGCGACGGTTTCGAATCCGCCTGTTCGTTCGAGGCCAAGGCTAAATCCTCCTATGCCAGAAAAAAGGTCTAACACCTTTAATTTCATTTTATGCTTTCAATCGTTCGCTGAGATTTGTCCGACCAGCGCACGCCATGTTTCGCGCCATACCTCACAACCACTTTCCATGAGGCCAGCGGGAAGCATCAGAAGATTTTGTAATCCCAGATCGAAAAAGTTTCTTCCGAATCCTAGAACATTCTTTGCAAACGCGGACTCCTGAAGGAGTGACGTATAAATTTTTTCCATCAAAAGAATGCCCACGAATGCAATGCGTCTTGGCCTTTGTCATTTCGATTAGGGCATTCCGTTTTCGAGACGTGCATTGCTTAATATTTTCAGAATGCAGACCATAAGAAAGATGTTTGGGGTTTACGCACAAAGCGTTGTCGCAGGAATGGAGGGTTTCCAGGCCATCTGGTCTTGGCCCATGTGCGACCAATGCTGAAAATAAATGAGCCTTCACTGAGGTCGAATTGAAGCAAAAAATTCCGCGAGTATATGAGCTTTTTTTTCTCGGTTTATTTTTTGCGCCTTGCCATATCCAACAATCATCATCGCCAGCTATTTTGACTTTGCTCCAAAATGCGGAGAGGGAGGCATCACTCACTTTTATTTTTTGTCCATTTGACATTGTGCTTCGCTCCATAGGCATAAATTAGTTCAATCAACGCACTAAATTGAGACTTTGATAGCACTGATGATTTATGACCACAAGGAAACATTCCAGCGCCTTCCAATTCCGGCAGAAAGCGCATCTCCTGGCCCAATGCGTGCAGAAAGCGTAATTTCATATCATCGGCTGAGAATGTGGCTGTCTCTGGAACCTGCGCCTGTATATCTGCGATCAGGGGCCACATCAGGCGATTCTGTTCTTGCGTGCGGGTTTCTTCGCCTATCGTCATGACATAGCCTTGTGGGGCCTGATAGATAAGGCTGGCGGCTCGATCCCGGTGCGCCTTCGATACCAGCTTGATCGTGCGCTTATCCATCACGCGCCCTTTCCAACTCACTCCGCTTCGGGCTGGCTTTGACAAATGCCCGTGCAAGTTCTTTCATGTCGATGCCATGCTTTGTCTCGAAAGACTGCTCACCGATCCTATGCTGTTCGGAATGGCAATCGCGGCAAAGACTGATCGTCCACATATCGCCAGGCTTTAACCCCATCCCCCCGTTCGTTCCCGTTCTGACGTGCGCAACCTCGATATGATCATAGGTCTGACACACGCAGCAGGCGTGGGAGCGAACGAACTTGCAATGCGCTGGCGATACGAACCGCTTGGGACGCTTTGCAGCTTGTGGGCGACGGGGCGGCAGCATCTTAAAGACCCAGTGCGTCTTTATAGGTTTCGAGAACGGCTTCCCATTCCTGGCGGACATGGGTTTCCATGCGGCGTAGCTTTACGATCTGGCGCATAACCTTGACGTCAAAGCCGCTTGATTTGGCTTCGGAATAAACATCCTTAATGTCTTCCGATACGCCGCGCTTTTCTTCCTCAAGACGCTCGATGCGCTCCAGATATAGGCGGAGTTGGTCTGCTGCTACGTTCATTAGAAAATCTCCATTTCAAGATTGGGTGTTGCACTGACGAACGGAACGTCATCGTCTAAATCCATATCGCCAGCAACAGCAGCCGCACGCACATTTAAGCCAGTGTCACTGCCAGCACCTAATCGACTTTGCGGATCGACAGTCTGTGCATTGATTTGCAGGTAAGTCTTGCCGTTATGCTCACGGGTGGACAATTCACCGATCACGGTGATCTTGGTTCCCTTTAGAACCATCTCTGCCAGCTTGGGGCTAGAGTTCCATTTCGTCACATCGAACCAGAGCGTTTCCTTCTTATCGCCCCAGCCCACTGATGCGCCCACTGAAAAGCTAACGAAACCTTTTCCGCTTTGCCCTTCCTTATAAACCGCATCCTTGCCGACATTGCCGACGATGGTTGTAATAACTGTCATTATACTGCCTTTCTATAAATGGGTTCTAGTTCTGCGACGGTTGCCGCAATCTCATCAAGGAATCCAATCGCGGCGCTTTCGATCTCCGCGATCAAGTCATTGTCCCGATCAACCCGCTGAATGTGCAATTGCATTTCAACCGGCATTCGCGGATCAAAGCTAACGAAGTCGCACCAATCTCTTTCGGTGCAGGCCATCTGCCATTGCATTTGCTTGATGTATTTGTCGGGGATCTCGCCGCCGCGCAGTGTGGTGATGTGCGTTGCGGTATTCGGGCATTTTATCTCGATCAGCCCATCATCGCCCACAAAGCCATCAGGAGACGCACCAGACCATGCCAGGCGGGGATGCAGAACGAATGGGGCTTCGATAACCTCAACGTCCTGCATGAAGCCGTAGGCGGCTCTAGCGGCTGCTTCTGTGTCTATGCCATGCTGCATCGCTGCGCTTGTGAATCCAGATTCCGCAACACCTGTCAGGCGCTCTGCAATAAGTTGGGCAGCATAGTTTGCCCTAGATGCGCCCCAGCCTTTCTGGGTGCGCGCCATCATATCGGCAATGCGTGAAGCGGTGAGATGGCCGCAGCGTTGTGCGAACCATTCGGTTGTGCGCTGCTCAATCATTCTTTTTCCCCCTTGGCTGCCAGTTTGGTTTGCAGGCTTTTCTCCGCATGGGCGAATTTGTTTGCAGGCAATTCCGGCAGCGATTCGATCTCGTAATATTTGCAGAATGCCACGATGTTTGACCCGCTGGCTTCGATCAGCGTGCGCAGCGTATCGCATTGCGTCTGGTTGATCGGTTCGGAATGTTTCACCTGTTTGACGGCAGCATTTCCATCATCATCTTCTGGCGCGATCCCGAAAGCAGCCATCAAGCCATAACGGCGGCAATAGGTAAGGGCGCTACCGAAGCCGTGAGCGTCTTGCTTTGATGCACGGATAAAGCATTTGCCACCGCTCTTTTCCTCTCCGCTTATATGCAGATAAAAGGTTTCAACGCAGGCTCCCTGTTCATGCTCAATCGTTTCTTGGCGATACCAGAGACCGTGTTTTACAATAGGGCGGATCGCTTCGATCACGTTGCCAAGGTCGGCATATTTTGACCGAAACGCTGGGTTGCTTTTATCCTTCGAAGCACTGTCAACTTCGGGAAGTGCCTTAGCCAAAGCGGTTATAATCTCTTTCATATTAAAGCCTCCTGTTCTGCTTTCCATTCATTCCATTCTTGCTGCGTAAAGCTATCGGCCTGATCGAGCGATTCCCAATCATCGCCGTAGCGGCTGCGCATCTCTGCATCCCATGCTTCGCTGCTGGCGTTCAGGTAGAAGTCTACGCTGATCGGCTCGGCAGGCCAGACCGTAATCAGGTCAACGCTTTCCAGCACGCGGGTAAATTGTGAAAGGCCGCCGTTCATGACTGCACCCCAAAAGCTTTGTTGATACGCTCGATGCGCTCGGCAAGATCGGCTGACATTGGCCGCGCCTTAAGACGCTCGATCAATGCGCGTTCTTCGTCGCTGGTTTCTGGGTTGTCAAAGTGCGGGTAAATGACTTTTTGCATTTTTGCCTCCGTTGTTGTTGCCCCCACTTTACGCACATTGCAATTTAGGTCAACAAATAAATTCGAAATTTTTCGCTTGATGTTAAAAAGCGTCTAATTTATAGGGCCGATATGGACAGAAAAACTCTCATGGATGAAGTGGCTAAAACCGCTTTAGATCGCCGCATTGAACTGCACGCTTTGTTTCGTGCTGCGAATGTCTCGCCATCAATTGCACATCGCTACACAAAGCAGGGCATTGCTCCGACGCTTCCGACAATCGGCAAGCTGGAAAAGGCTTTGGCGGAGATGAGTAGATGAGCTCCTCCCCCACTGGTTTAGACGCATTTCCCAGTGGGAACCTAGCTACTGTGTCGGCTTCGTTCGATGCAGTAGCATTTTATCCGCCGCGCCATGTAACTGGCGCATTGCTTCAGAAGATGGGCTTTGAATTTATCCGGCCCGACCAGATCAAATCACAATGGAAAAAAATTCATAAGGAGAAACCATGATTAAGATTTTATCCCGCTGGCTCAAGCCTAAGCAAGCCCGTGACAATGACGGACGCTTCCTACCCAGCCGAGTTGCTGCACGCAAAAAGGCAATGCAGATCGCCAAAGAAATGGGCCGTCAAGATCTTTTGGAAAGGCTTCAGGCATGATTTACGAATCACCATCGACGCCAGTCGCACTGGCTCGTTATCTCGCAACGTACATAAGCGATGACAGCACGATCCTCGCTCATGTTCGCCACCGCTTCGGCGTTACTTTGTCAAGGGTTGACATGGCTAAGATGCGTGCATCGCTGCCGAAGAAGTATCTGCCAGGTCAGGGGAACCCGTCAGGCTGGGACTTCAAGCGTGATCGAAGCTTTCGCGGTCACGTTCGTCGCAGAACAGACGATCCGTTGCTTGCCGCGCTGGCAACATACCATCTCAAGCACAGCAAGCTGAAGCCGCACGAAATTGAATATTATACGAGGCTGGCAAAATGAACATGTTTCCCAAATGGTATTCGCCGCCGCATATCGAGCGCCGCAGACGCAACAGTGGCTCGGCAGTGGTCACAGCGGTGATGAACGAATTCAACATCGACAAGCAATCACTGACCAGCCCCAGCCGATCAAAGAAGCCTGTAAGGGCTAGGCAGGTCGCCTGGTATGTGATGAGCCGCAACTGTGGGCATATGTCCTATTTACAGATGGCGAAGATGCTGGGCCGCACAGATCACAGCACCGCCTTTCATGGCGTGCGGGTTGTCGAGAACCTGATCGAGCGAGACGATGAATTCGCCGCAGCGGTCGAACGGGTGGAGAGGGCATTGCGTGACTAAATATTTTGCCAAGAAAACCGTTTGCTCACAGTGCCACCTTCATGCGTCAATGCGTGAAGCCAAGCGTTGCGATCAACTGCACTTGTTACAGCGAGGCAGGGAGATCGAGGGCTTGACCATTGAGCCGAAGTTTGAATTCGTGGTCAACGGCAAGCCCCTCAAAATGGGCAACGGACGGGTGGCAAGCTATCGACCCGACTTTACCTATATGGAGCGTGGGAAGCTTATTGCTGAAGACGTGAAGGGCTTCGTCGTTCGAGACTTCCCCCTGCGTGCTGCTTTGTTCAGACATCTGTATCCTGACTGGGAACTGAGATTGACTTAAAGCGCATTTTATGGTTAGTGGGGCGGGCGGGGAGCGTTAGAGAGGCATCGCTCAACCCGCCCTACACAACGCCTGTCAAGGAGGCACTGCATATGTTGAATACTACACGCCAGAGAACCGTAACGCAAGGCATTGTGTTATGAGTATGCAATGGTTTCGCCTTTATCACCGCATCGTTGATGATGAAAAATTGCGCCTCTTAGCATTTGAGGATCGCTGGCACTTTGTCGCGCTCTGTTGCCTTAAGGGTGATGGCTTACTGGATGAGCCAGATGATAGCCTTCGCCAGCGCAAAATAGCCGTCAAGCTTGGTGTGCAAGTTCGTGAACTTGAAGAGATCGGACGCCGCTTGCAAGAGGTTGGATTGATCGACGAAAGTCTGTCTCCAGTTGCATGGGATGAATTGCAATACCGCAGCGACAACAGCAGCGAACGTGTTAAAAAATATAGGGAAAAACAAAAGCGTAACGCATCGAAACGTGTGAGTAACGTTTCTGTAACGAGCCAAGAGACAGATACAGATACAGATATAGAACCTAAAGGTTCTTGTGAAACTGGCGTTTCACCAGTGCGCCCATCTGAAATTATTGAGGCATGGAATATCACCGCTGCCGATCTTGGCTTGCCGAGAGTTGTAAAGCTAACCGCTGACCGCAAAAGGAAGCTGGCAGCTCGGTGCAAGGATTCAACGCTTGAGGAATTTCAACAGGCGCTGGAATCAATCCGGCGATCAAAGTTTCTGCAAGGTGGAAACAAAGAGGGCTGGAAAGCTAATTTCGATTTTTTCCTACAGCCCAAAAGCTTCGCCAAACTGATTGAGGGTTCATATGACTAACCGACTTTTAAAATCCGCACCGAGGCAATATTCTGAAAAGCGCACGCCGCAGGGATGGTGTGACCTCTGGAACAAAACACTGCATGGGATCGAGCAGGGCAGTGACGATCAAGTCGTTCGGCATGACATTCAATGGGTGGTCGGCAGCGATGGCTATCCACGGCTGGAATCGGTCGAGACTGACTTTGATCGCACGATGAAAGAGATCAAGGCTGGAAACATATCTCAGTCTGCGATTGATCGGTTGCCATTCAACATTCGCCGTATTGCCTGGAATCGCGGATATTTGAATTGCGATTATGGAAGCCCACCTCGTTATTGGATTCCGAATCACAAGCCAGAAGGCCAGAAGCAGCCGCATAAACCAGCGGCCCTAGAATGGTATAATGAACCCGAATAGCCGCACAAAATTCCTGATAGACCTAGACAGATGGAAAAGAGGCAAAATGTCAAAGGCTGCTTTACGCGATAACTGGAAAGCCGGGCGTTACCCAACAGACGCCTGGGCGAAGTTCTACCTGCAACATTATGGTGTGATGTGATGGCTAATTCATATTTGATTGAAGGTCCTGCATTGATCTCATTCAGCGGTGGTCGCACAAGCGGCTATATGCTTTGGAAGATTATCGAAGCGCATGGCGGAAAGCTGCCAGAGGATGTTCACGTCACTTTCGCCAACACTGGCAAGGAGCGCGAAGAAACGCTGCGCTTTGTCCACGAATGCGGGAGCCGCTGGGGTGTTCCAATCCGCTGGCTAGAATGGAAAGCACGTAAAGGCCCGATAGAAGATCGTTTCGAAGAGGTTGGGTTCAACAGTGCCAGCCGCAATGGGGAGCCGTTTGCCGATCTGATCGCTGAAAAGAAATTCCTGCCAAATCCAGTGACGCGCTATTGCACGATTGAACTCAAGATCCGCACGATGAAATTCTTTGCTCAGTCGTTGGGCTGGGAGCATTGGACAAACGTAATCGGTCTGCGAGCAGATGAGCCGCACAGAGTTGCAAGAGCGCGTGTAAGCGACAAGAAAGAACGCTGGACGAATGCGCTGCCATTAGCCGACGCAGGTGTGACGAACCGCGATGTTCGATCCTTCTGGAATGCCCAAGACTTTGACCTTCAGCTTTTGCCGTTCGAAGGCAATTGCGATGCCTGCTTTCTGAAGGCGCGGCCAAAACTGTGGGAGATTGAACGTGAACGCCCCAGCACGCTGAACTGGTGGATTGAGCAGGAAAACAGAATGGATCAGCTTGCCAAGAAAGGCGCAGGCCAGTTTCGGAAAGAATACACCTACACCGAATTGCAGGCCGCAGTGCAGCGTTCACCTGATTTGTTTCTAGGCGCGTTTGACGATGACCTGGAAATGGATGCGGAATGCGGGACGTGGTGTGGAGAGGCTGCATAAGCAGACCCTTCCCATCCGACAAGCAATCATGTATTAACAAGCCACCAGACCGAAAGACGGAAGCTGAGATAATGGCATTGACACCAAAACAAGAGCGATTTGCTCAAGAAGTCGCACAAGGCAAAAGCCAAGCTGACGCTTATCGAGCAGCCTTCAACGTTAAGCCAACGACCAAGCCTGAGACAATCCAAGCTAACGCATCACGCCTTATGGCAGATAACAGGGTTTCAGCAAGGGTTGCTGAACTCAAGGCCGCAGTCGCTGAACGTGTCGTTTGGACTATGGCAGACAGCCTCGATGTTCTCTCCACGATAGCCAAAGGCATAGACCAGGACGCCAAGCCAAGCGACAAGGTGAACGCTGTTAAAGCCATCAATGCAATGATCGGTCTAGACGCTCCATCAAAGCTAAACGTCAATGGCGATATGGTGCATCACATCCTGCGTGAAGTGATTGATGACAACGCTGACGATTAAAACCCCGCGCTGGTTTAAGCCGTTCCTCCAGCCCAGTCGCTATAAGGGCGCACATGGTGGGCGCGGATCGGGCAAGAGCCACGGCTTTGCTGAAGCCATGATCGAAGCGCACGTGATCGACCAGAAGCGGCGTTCTGTCTGCGTGCGCGAGATCCAGAAGTCATTGTCCCAATCGGTCAAACGTCTGCTGGAACTGAAGATCGAGCAGATGGGCGTGCAATCCTATTTCGAAGTGCAGGAAACACAGATCAAGTCTCGGCATGGTGACGGCCTGATTATATTCCAGGGAATGCAAAATCACACAAGCGACAGCATCAAGTCGCTCGAAGGCTATGACTGCGCATGGGTTGAGGAAGCGCAATCACTCAGCCAGCGGTCGCTTGATCTGCTTCGCCCGACAATCCGTAAGCCTAACTCAGAACTGTGGTTCACTTGGAACCCAAGTCAAGCAACCGACCCTGTTGATGTTCTGCTGCGAGGACACACGCCGCCGCCTGACTCCATCGTCCGTGAGGTAAACTATCGGGATAACCCTTGGTTCCCTGACGTTCTCAAAGCAGAAATGGAATATGATCGAAGCCGCGACCCTGACAAATACAAGCACGTCTGGCTCGGTGGCTATCTCAGCAACAGCGAGGCACGGGTGTTCCGCAACTGGAGCATCGAGGAATTCGAAACACCTGCTGACGCAACGCATCGCTTTGGCGCTGACTGGGGCTTCGCTTCAGACCCTACCGTCCTGATCCGCTGTCACGTTATCGGGCGAACGATCTATGTCGATCATGAAGCCTATAGGGTGGGCTGCGAGATTATGGACACGCCTGATCTATTCCTGACCGTGCCAGAGTCCGAGAAATGGCCCATCGTTGCTGACAGCGCCCGGCCTGAGACGATCAGCCATATGCAGCGCCACGGCTTCCCGAAGATCATGCCAGCGATCAAAGGCCCGAAGTCTGTCGAAGAAGGGATCGAATGGCTCAAGTCGCACGACATTGTGGTGCATCCCCGCTGCAAGCACACGATTGATGAACTATCCTGCTACAGCTATAAGACCGACCCGCTGACAGGCGCAGTATTGCCAGTTCTTGCAGATCGTGATAATCACTTAATAGACGCGCTGCGTTATGCGTGCGAGGCTAGTCGGAGAGCAGCACCTAAAAAGGCTGTCGAAGTCCAACCTCTAGCAACGGTGAACAGGTGGTAAATGGCTCGACTGACTAGAGAACAACGGCTCGGCAATGTGCATCAGGCGGCATTGACTGAGTTTGATCGCTGTCAGTCATCCATGCGCGATGAACGCTTGCAGTGCCTTCAGGATCGCCGTTTCTATTCACTCGCTGGCGCACAATGGGAAGGCCCCATCGGTGAG